CATGATGTATGTTAAGGAAGATGGTGTTACTCCTGTAGATTTTACCCGAACAACTGAAGATCCAAGGTATGTTCCAACTACTAAAGAAAATGATCAAATGAGAGTAGAACAAACAAAAAGACTTAGTGAAATGGTTACTGAATTTAATAATCTTGAAAATAATCAAACTGATGGTAAGACTAAAAATGAACGCCGAGCTTATTTGCAAATTGCACCTAATGTAATTGGGAAATCAGCAGTTAACTTTATGATAAAGAATCAAATTTCTGAATCAGCAATGGGTGAGATTTTAAATAATGTTATGACTGAAGCTGTTAATGATCTTAAATCTGGTGATATTAAAAACCTTAACAGTCTTGATAGTTATTTTAGAAAATCTTATATTCAAGTTGAGACAAACGATTCTGTTAACTTTGAGTTGAAAGATGGTAGCCCTGTTTCTCCCTCAAGTGTTAAGTCTTTTCTAAATGCTATAAGACAAATTGGTCAAGATAATCAAATTAAAGATTTAAATGATACTAATCTTTCAAGTTGGCTAATGGAACAATCTGATTATAAAATTTGGAAAAGTATGTCACAAAGTGATAAACAGTTTTATATAAACGAAGGTATGAACAATAAGAAAAATGATCGTCAAAGTGGAATGATGGTATTTATTTTAGATAAGCTTGCACCTTAGTGAGTACTAAATTATAAGGAGATACACATGGGATTGCGTGAAGATATCATGGCCTATAAACCTAATACATTAGCTGGAACTAATTATAGCTTCCTTGATGGAGACACATTAGAAAATCCTGATGGTCCAAATTATCGGATTGAGGGGTATAATAGCGCAGAGGTATCTAAATATTTAGGTAATAAAGGACTCTCTGAAGGAACTGCTGGTGGTCAGGCTACTACAGATATTATCACTAACCTAGCAAATGAACAGGGGTTTACTAATGTTAAGCCCCTGTTTAATCCAGATGGATCTCCTAAATTAGCTGTTGGCAGTAATCGTCAAATGGTTCAATTAACAAATGCTAATGGTGAAAGTTTTACTACTAGGTTATTAGAGTCTGGGGCTATGGATCTTACGGATTTTTCTTCAAAGGAAGATAAGGTACGTGTACTTCAAGCTCAACGTGAACGAAATGAATCTATATTAAAAGGTACGTACACCTCCAATGCATTTGATAAAGCTTCAAATCAAATTAAAAATGCAGAACTTTCGGAAGGTGCTAAGTCTCGTGGATTTAGAGATGCTTTATCTAATGAAGCTGAACGTATGAAATATATTGATTATTTTATGAACTCTAAAGGTATGTCACGTAGGCAAGCTGAATCAGAAATGGACAAGTATTTTACTAGGTCTGTTGATGAATCAAATTATGGTGTTAGTTTAAATAATAAATCTCTCAACCCAATATCAGACTCTTGGAGTAAGGGTTGGATGAGTGTTGGTGAGAGTGGTTATGGTATCGCTAATATGGCAGGTGCGAGGACAGGCATTGAAGGGTTAGAGTCTTGGGGTGAAGCTGGAGTTAAAAGACAAAACTTAAAAATGCAAGAGTTTGGGTACACTATAGATAACTATAAAAGTATTGATGGTGTTGCTAGTACCTTTGAATACCTAGGAAACGTAATGGCTATGTCGCTTCCATACATGGCAGCTACAGCGGCTGCAGCTATTACTGCGGCTCCTACTGGTGGATTGTCTTTCTCTCTTCCTATGGGGCTGTACGCAGGTATGACATGGAATGAGATGGAAGGAGATAACGACAGTAAGTCTGCATCTCTAGCCATTGGGGCTGGTGTTGTTATGTCAGTCTTAGATAGGCTTGGTCTTAAAGGTCTTGGAGGATTCCGAAAGAACCCAGCAAAGGCTATAGCAGAAGACATTCCAAAAGAGTATGCTTTAAGAAATGATGTAACCATTAAAGAAGCTAAAGAAATTATTAGTGAGATGGCTAATCAAAGTGTAGGTGCATTCGCAAAAGAAGCTGAAAGCATTGCAAAGAAACAACTTACAGCTGGTGCGTCTGCTAAAAGACTACTAGGTGGTGTTGGTGTAGGTTCTTCAGTTGAAGGCTTTACCGAGGTTGGTCAGGAAGCTGTTGGATATGCGGCTGCTGTTGCAGGTTCAGAAAAAGAATTTGACATGGAAGAGTTTCAAGATCGATTAGCTAACGCAGCTATTGCTGGTACTGCATTAGGTAGCACTTTCAGTATTCCAGGATCTATTAATAATCAAATTGGATGGATGGATGCTGCCGCTAGATTTGGTGAACCTATTTCTGATAGTGAAACAGAGAAATTTAAAGTTCAAGAGATAGAAAAGTATGGTACTGTAAGAAGCATTGGTCAAGTTCTGTCTAATGTAAGAGCTAGTATTGCTAATAGAAAACGTGAAAGGAGTTCTTTATCTAGAAAGGCATATGATGCTATGTTAGTTGGCACTGGTATCCCAATACCTGATGATGGTGTTACACCTTTGGCACAACTTGCAGAAGAACATATAAAGAATGAGGGTAACAAACCTTTTTCAGAGCGTGGTATCAACAAGTTAATGAACATATCAGCTCTTTGGCAAGGTTCTACTACAGATGCAACTAAAGAAACTAATAAAATATCTGCAGCTTCTAGAGCATTGTCATCTATGCTAGGTGGAATGTTAACTCCTCTTCATGGTGGAGCTGGACTAGAGGCGGCTCAACATCATAAGGTTACTGAGTATAAGAATTTAGTTCCCTTGCCTGCAAAAGCTTATAAGATGCTAGGTTTAAAATCTTTCTTAGGTCTTCACAGTACTAAAAATAAAGCTGAGATAAGTAAAAGAGTATATGATACTCTACAAGCTGCTGTTGATCCTACAACAGGTAGATTCAATAGCGATTTAATTCCTGAAGGTACTAAGAACAAAGTTGAAATATCTATTATTGGAAACAAGTTAATAGAATTAGGGGAGAAAATGAGGAATGACCAGTTAAATGCTGGTGCTGACATGGGAGATGTAACTAATTACCTTCACAGATTTAAGTCATTAGATAAAGGAGCTGTTCAAGCTAATCAAGCACAGTTTAAGGAAGCATTATTAAAAGAATTTAATAATTTAGATTCTGCAGAAGCTCAATCAATAATCGATAACATCATAGACAACCCTGAAGTAAATAGTTTAGATGAAGCTATGCAGTCTAATGTAGGATCTTTGAATCCATCTTCTCATAGGAAAAGAACTATGAACCTTTCTGAACTAAAAGCTTTTGATGATTTTTATAATAAAGATATCTTTGCCAATGTAGCTAATGCAGCTAAGTCTGCTGCTAGATATGTAACTCAAATGGAGTATGTAGGTAAGGATGGAGAAATTGTTTCTGAATTATTAAATCAAATGTTAGAGGAAGGTGTATCTAGGGAAGATGTAGCTAAAGTTGCCTTTAAAGTTAGAAATATTTTAGAAGCTGTATCAGGTAACTACAATAGACCTAAGACAGATGCTGGTAAGAAGCTTATGAGATTCCAAAAGAGTGCTATGTTTTGGATGACATTATCTGCTTTGCCTCTAGCTACATTCTCATCTCTACCTGAGTTAGCTATGACTCAAGGTGCATTAACTAATGAACAAATCTTTGGTGACAATGGAAGCATTAAGTCTATGGTTAGAGAGTTTGTTGGTAAATTTGTACCTCAATTAGAAAAAGTTGAAGAGAGTATTGAAGATGACTTGATGCAAGTAAACCCTAGAACTGAAGGTGAGAGGGTTATGCGAGAGCTTGGGTACTACCAATGGGATGTAGGTGCTGCTACAGTTGCAGGTGTCAGTGAAGTTAATGACAATAGAAGGACCGCAATGGAAGCTTTCTTTAGGATAACTGGTTTGACAGCATGGACAGATTACACTCGTGCTATTCGTGGGTCTATGGCTTTTGATTTTATAGCTATAAACTCTAGGATACTTGGGGAAACTAAGTATGCTGAGTCTACATTGTTTGATCCTGAAACTGGAGAAGTTATAGAAAGAGAATCTAATTCTGGAACACAAAGGAATACTCAGTTTACTCGTGAAGCTCAAGAAGCTGAGCAAAAACTAAGAGCTTTAGGTATCCCAGTAGAACAATTTATTGCTATCCAATACAAGGTTGAGAATGCTAGGGGTGGGGTCAATAGCTTAACAGCTGAAGAGAATGCTCTTTGGGAACAGTCAATAAAGGAAGCTACGTTTAACTTTATCAATCAAACAGTTCCAATTCCAGGAGCAGCTAACCGACCTTTGTTATACCAAGACCCTAGGTATGCTTTGTTCACACAGTTCCAAGGTTTCATATCTACATTTACAGCAAATCAATTACCTCGTATGTGGAATGACTACCTTAAACGTGGTACTCCGCAGATGAAATACAATACGTTTGTCCTCATGTCTACTATGATAGCTTTAGGATTCTTTTCTCAAGCTATGAAAGACTTAATAAAGTTTGATGACGATGATGACAACGAAGGTACATTAGGTAATCCATATCTTGACACACCAGAGTATATTAGGCGTGGTGTTTTTGCATCAGGTTTAGCTGGTACAGGTGAACGATTAATAGATATGGTAGCTCCTATATATGGTCAAAGATCTAATGGTATGGGAGATTGGTTGTACAATCAAGCAACTGGCGAAAGCCCTACTCTAGGGTATGTTGGTAGACTTGGAGATGCTGCTATGAATCTTGCTGGTGGTGACGTTGAACGTGCTGTGTATCAAGGATTGAAATCAGCCCCTCTGATTGGGCCATTAACAGATACTAATAAAAGAGTGGCAAGTACCTTAACTGGTGGTGGCTGGAATTACAAGGAGAATGATTGATGGGTAAATTAAATCTTACTGTTGACAATACCCCAGTAGATGACTTACAAGAGCGAATGATTATAAATAAGCTTGAGGGGAATAATCCTCAAGGGGATTTGTTTGCTCAGAAAGTTGCTGAAGATATAGCACAAGAAGGTACAGCTGCCCCTGTTTCTAATGTTGCTACTGAGGGAACTTTACGTCAAGCTATTGAAAACTTTACTCCAGAACAAGCAGCTGATGCTATTGGTCAACCTGTAGAAACTAACGCTCTTGATCCTAGGTTTGTAGTTCCTTCTTATGAACAAAGATTAGAAGATAATACACTTGCAGAAAAAAGAGCTTTGTATGATAGGCTTGAAACTCAACGTAATCCAGATGGTACATTAATAAAAATTCCAAGTGTTAAGATTTTCAAGAATACTCCTAATAACTCTGGAGTAACTGTGGATGGAAACATGGCTACTCGTAGTCAGAAATTAGTCAATGCTGTTGATCAAGGACTATTAGGTCTTGGACTAAGTGGCCTAGGTACATCTGCGTATACTGCTGTTAAGTCTGGTGAAACTGGACCTAAGTTAGCAGATAATATTGCTCAGTATTCAAAGGGTAATATACTTGCAGCGATTAGTAGATCAGATGCAGTTATAACAAAAGAAGATGGTTTCAAAGCCCCCAATAGATTGTTCACCCAAGTAGGTTCATTAGTTACTGAGAATATGTTAATGAATGTATTAGCTAATCAAACTCAACAGCAAAAAGATGCTCTCCAAGAAACTATGGGGCAAGAAAGTTTACTTGAAAAAGGAGAAGCAATAAATAAAACTTTACCTAAGATCACACAAACAACAGCTAATACTGCTATTGGTCAAGAGATACATCTTGAATATGTTCGTATGCGAAATGCAGTTATGGAACAACAGGGTGGTCCTAAAGAAGGGGAAAGTTATTTAGAAGCTAGGAGAATAGATAACCAAGAAGCAGCAACATTAGGTGCAGCTTTTAAACATCTGTGGGCTGAGTCTAATCCTGAATTAGTTAAACGAGTTAAGGGTGAAGATAATCAAATGGCTTATGTGTTAAGTCCTGAAGGTGAAGCTGTTTTAAGAATAGGAGAATCAGAAAGACAGAAGTATTTTCCAAGACAATTAGTACGTCCATTGAAAGTTAAAGGTCAAATAGATAACACTGATGTTGGTCTTAATGTTGCTAGATATATTTCTGGTGGTAAAAAGGGACAAGACATGGGGGTAATGTTAAAAGAAGCTATAAAAAATCTTTCTAGTATTGCCCATGTTGTAGATAAACAACGTCTAAGTATTCTTTTTGCAACATCTTTAAATGTTCTTGCTCAAGATGATGTTCAATCTTGGGAGGCTGAAATTAATGGTGTTGGTGAAACTGCTTTAGATAAGTTTAATGCTAGTAAAACTATGCAAGATACAAGGTTTGAAAAAGATTCTAGCTTGAAAGATAAAGAAGCTGTGTATGATGTCGAACAGAACATGACTATGAAAAGAAATAAATTGGCAAATGAGATTAGGTCTATGACCCAAAACCATGAAAGTGCAAACTATTTATCTTGGAACATACAAGGGTATCAAGGTAGACTTACTCCTCAACAGTCTTATTTTAACCCTACAACTTCAAAACAAGTTAGGTTTGTCACAAGAGGTGCTAACCCAGCTATTATAAAAATTGGAAGTCAACAAGAAAGAAATGTTCGTCAGATGTTTGCAATGCTTTTAGTTCCTAAAACATATGCAGCTGGTACAACACAAGCTCAAATTGATAATAAGACTGCTGAAGTTTTGAATCAAGCTGGTGATACTTATCTTCCAGAACAAAGAGATTTTCTTTTAACTCAGCAAACAAATGTATTGTATGAGTATGGGGCTAGACTAACAGAGTTGATGGCAATTACTGACACTGATTATAATAATATCATAGAAGCAATCAATGCTGGTGTGTCTTTAAACAATCCTAGTTTTCCAAAGGTTAATAACTTTAACTTAGATCCAGAAAAGGATGCAAGACTTATAGGTTTAATTAAGAAAAACGGTGATGATGCTGGTGCATACATGGATGCTCTTATAGAATTTAAAAAGTATATAGATTTTAAGAATGGTGTCACTGATAGTTTCAGTACTTATCTTAATGCGTACATTGATGGTAAAACTAATGGCCCTGCTAGTAATGCTATGATGTTAGGTAAGGCAGACACTTCCTTTTTAACAGGTGTGTTAAGGAAAAACAGAACATCCTTGTTAGATACTGGAGACATGAGAGATCAACTGATGGATCTTGCTTCTGAGAGTATCCAAACTGGTTGGAAAGTACCTGATGAAGCTATACCCTCAATGAATAATATAGCTATGGAAGTTTTTGCTAATCGTGATTTAGCTAAATATACCATTATGACTTTTGGTTATGGAAAAGAAATTGAAAGCTTTGGTAAATACATTGAAGAAGTTATTACATTACTTGGAGAAAAGTATAAACGATTAGGTGAAACAAAGTTTGCCGATGATCTTAAGATCCTAGAAGAAGTTTATAAAAATTCCGATGGTCTTACTGGTATTGCTAGGGATTTGAATAACAGATATGCAGGTTCTATAGTAGAAGTTTTAGGTAAAGAACCTATAGAAGCTAGATCTATTATGAGAGCAATTGCTGCTGAACACGCAATGATGAATGAACCTTTTATAATTTATGGCCCTAGTGGTATGCAGATTCATATTGGTGGAGAGTCCTCTACTGGATACGACAATGCTGATATGAGCACTTACAGGTTAAGCCCAATGAGTTTACCACAAGATCAATTTGAAACATCTAACATTGCAACTTACAATAAGGAAGCTACAGCTGCCGCTTCAAGGACTAGAGAAGGACAGTCGATGCCAGGAGAACTTGCATATGGTGGTTCTGCAGTTGCTCCTATCCAAGCAGTAGATGCTGCTGTGGTTATGATGACAGCTAGTGGTGAGTCTTTCAGGAAACTGTCGGCTGCGTCAGGGGGTAATCCTTATATGCACACAATCTATGATGCGTTTAAGATGGATGCTAATGGATATCATGTTATGCTACAAGAGGTTAATAAAAACTGGGAAAAAGCTACTATGAATTGGAGCTATTTAGAACAGGCTAAGAAATCTTTAGAGGCTGCTCGTGAAAGGTATAGACTTAAGATGCTTAGAGATGATAACAGGTTGACTGTTAATGAATCTATTTATATGGAACATTTATTAAAAGTTTCTTTGAATCCTACAACTGGTAAACGTCAGTTAGCTAATCTTAGAATGAATAACTTTAAAGGTGTAAAGAAAACTGATTTAGATTTATCTGCTATATCAAATGATATACGTTTAAAAATGAAAGAGGTTGGTTATGATATTATAAATCCACCTGATGTTCCTACTATTGCTCACATTAAAAAGTTTAGACAACTCATGGTAAAGTATTTTGACACAGACAGAAGACTAAATGCTATGATTAAAGAAACCAATAAGAATAAAATCGAATTGGCAAAAGACATAAAGAAGTTTGGATATAAATACCCCAATGGTGAAATGGGTGTACTTCAATACTTTGCTCACTAAAAAAAAATAAACCCCCAAGGATATCTATATGATACCTTGGGGGTTTTTAATTTTTATTTAAGCATTCCTCGTTTAGCGAGTAACTCTTTGTAGTCTTTCATTTGATCATGCTTTCTTTTCTTAGCTGCTTGATCATCGATTTCTCCAGCGGCTAGATCTTCTGATATACCAATATCAATTACTCTTGGCATAAGATCTTTTGTGTATGCTAGATCATCTGTTAGTTGTGTTCTTGTTAGTGGATTAGAATTCCAATCTGATATGAATTCTTCATCATCAACTTGCACACCTCTTAGTGCTAAATGATTATATGATTTACGCGAAGAAGTAGTCACTGTTTTCAATCTCCTTTATATCTAGGGTGCCAAGAGTAGGTTGTTCTACATCATCCTCGGCATCTGTTATGAAGTTACGTATGACTTCAAAGTAATTATCATAGTCATACATACGTATGAACACTTGTTTCGTAAGGTCTAATAGTCTATCTACATCAGATGCATGGGTACTAAAGCTATCATGTACAGCTGCAAAGCAACCATTCCATTCTGATATTACCAAAGCCATATGACTAGCATCCATAGAGTGTATGTAATTTGGTGACATACCACAAATGAAACCTCTTCTATCTGGCATACGTGTAGGCACTAAGGCTACGTGTGTTACTTGACCTGTCTTATTACCATAGCCTTTGATACGTCCTCTAGCTTTTCTGTCTTGCATTATCCATTTTTCATAGACAACATTAAAACCTGAAGGCGTACTCCATTTAATCTTATCATCTCCTTTACCATGTTTTAACCTAGTTGTGAACTGTTTTAGTTTTATAACAACATCATTTAGTTCCTCTAGATCTTTATCGGTTTTAAAGTTCTTTTTCATAAGATCATCTCGTAGTTGAGAGTACTCCCTATACTTAGCATTAGCTTCATACCCATCTGAATCTATTTTAACATGGGAACCTAGCTGATACATGGACAAGTCTTGTAGGTAAGTCATAGTAGATAGAGGTCCAGGACATACTTTATCAATAGCTTTTATAAGAAGCTTTGACAGCTTAGTGCAATCATCTTGTGTAATACCATACTCTGTATGATAGTCTTCAGACTTACAATCAAAGAACATATTCTCAGCAATCTTTTTAGATCCTGCAGAGTATGCTCGTGTCATAGACCCACGTTTAGATATACCTTTACGTATACTTTTCATAGGCATTGCAGCCAATATAGAACTAAGTCTTTCATCTTTACAGATGTTGATCATTTCTTTTGCAGTTTGAACATAGAAATCTTTTTGTATTTCAGAAGGTATTAAACCTACTAGATCTCCTGTTTGTTCATCCTTAGAGATAGCTCCTAGGTGTTGCCACCCATTGTTACTACCATCTATAGGTATGGGGAGTGAGGTCATGTGTATTCTATTATCTTTAAACGCACAGTCAAACTCATACCATTCTACACAAGCAGCAAGGAAAGACACTTTCTTTTCAGCTTCACTAGAAAACTGTTGATGCTTACCTGCATCTTTGATCTCAGTCATGTATTGATTAGTCCATTCAATACGATCTTCTAGTGTCATCTTATCCACAGATATGTTATCTAGTCTTTCACTTTCTAAATGACTTTTATAATCTGCAACACACCACTCAGGTATCTCATCTATTCCATATGACATATTAAATACAGATGCAGTGTGTATTGCCAACCATTGCAATCCACTTTCAGTCATTGGCTTGGCGTGTTTGAATTTAAACAAACCCCTAGCTAAATCAGATCCTTGGTAGTTCATAAAGCTTTCACAGTAGTAGAACCTACCTCTGTAATCTACATCAAGGTACTGGTAGAACTCATCTAACTCTGATAGCTTACGTGCTTTCTCTGATATGAATGCCCACTCAACCATCTTACTTCTACGTTTAAGTTCTTTAGCATCGTTATCCTCTATTGGTTCTTCAGATATAAACACTTCTCTGTTAAGCACCATTGCATCATACACTGGTTTGTTGATAGTCCAAGCTGTTTGTTGTAGTTTATTGATTGCCTGTACCCAAGGTGCGTACTTGTTTATAGTATCACCTTCAAGTCTTCCTTTAATAACTGGTCTTCCTACTCCATTAATACTTTGAAACATTTTAACAATGTCTTTAGGTTTCTCTGTAGTAGTAGCAGCAAGAGGAAAGCTAGTACCTTTAGGTGGTATAGATCCTAACTCAAACCAACGAGGAGCAGCTGACACAACGTGACAACTGTTCCTAGTCTTGGCATACGACAACTCAATAAAGTTTAAGTTGTACAGTGCTTCTATAAATAGATCACCGATTGATACTTGAGAACCCCAAGGTAGGGGTTCCCGATCTAACTCTCGTCCAACACTCTGACCTATCTTAGTAGAAGCATTGGTCAATGTTGTAGTCCCTGCTGGACTAGAGCTAGTATCTTTTGTAAATTGCATCTGTAATATTGAGATGCTTTTAAGAACGTAGTCTTCCATACGTTCACTATAGTTTACGGACAGTCTCAATAGAAGACCTGCTAAATGAGGTCTTCGTCTTGCTGGACTTACCCCATCTACCCGATTAACAAGGTAGTCAACTATCTCTTGGAGTGCTGACATATAATCTCCTATGAAGTTATGTAATCAAAACCTTCCTCTTGAGCTAAGAGTCTGGTAGTTTTAGTGTCGTAACTGGCAGATCCTGCATCACCTGTTTGCCCTGTAAACCTAGACTTAAGCACTCTGAAAGTAACTGTGTTACGTTCATAGTCATCTTCTGCTACTAGGTTTCTAGAGAATGCAATGATATCAAATGAGATCTGTTTGATTGAACCAGAACCTTTAATGTCATCTATAGATGCAATGTTACCATCCTCAAAGGCTTTACCACCCTGTGCTTTACGCAAGTGTGAGATTAAACCTAGCCATATGTTATGTCGTTTGACTATCTTTAGTAAGTCTGACATAAACTTATCGATAGCTTCATTACCTGAGAGTCCATCAGTACCTTCAGATACAGCAATAGTAATGTGATCTAGTACAAGATACTTACAACCCATAAGAGCCATGTATTCTATCTTATCTACTAGGCTATCATCACCTACAGAACCTTGATGATCTAGGAGGACGAGTCTTTCATCTCCAAATACTTCATCAAAACCCTGTCTAAGCTCGTCTTCTGATGGCTGTGTATCCTCATTAAGAGGTTTCTTGAGGGCCATGCCGATAAACTTCTCTGCCGTGTCTCCAACGCTCTCCTCCAAACTGATAAGCCCAATCCTATCATCGGTTTTTGATAGGAGATCCAAGATAATCTCTTTGATAACAGTAGATTTACCACTACCAGTTCCAGAAGTGAATAGAGTAATCTCACCATGCCTAATTCCTTTTAGTTTCTTGTTCAAACCACTGAGGCAATCAGGGTAAGGAACACACTCTACGTTTTGACGTTGTATAAACTGATCCCATATTGGTTGACCAGTTACAATGCCTGATGGGTTCCAACTCTGTGCATTCCATATGCATTCTATCAGTGTTTTCCAACCATGTTTCATTAATGTTTCGTTAGCGTCATTCTCTGGTAGCTTTGCGACCTTTGCTTTTCCTGGTTTTATCATCTTACCAAGGAAGTCTGTCATCTTTTTACCAGCTTCATCTTGATCCATCATAATGATAACGCTTTTGAAACTATTTATCCAGTCCCTTTGAGCCAAAGCACAAGAGGTAGCAGAAGCAGTACTAACACCGACCACGGAATATGTTCTTCCATACTTTTCTTTGTATGCTTGGGCAACTGAAAGAGTATCAATGGCTCCTTCACAGATGACCAACGTAAATCCTGATGTTGCTTGTCGTTGTCCGAATAGTTCAACATTTTTAAAGTCTCCATAAGTTTTAAAAGTCTTTGGTAACTTACGTTCTTGGTAGGCTGCAATGTTA